ACGTAGGTCCATATTACAGGAAGGCACTCGTTAACGGCGATGATCTTTTTTTCTCAGGGTCTGAAGCGACATACGCGGCATGGCTTGAGGAGACTGCCAATATTGGTTTTGAGATTAACCAAAGTAAGACTATGAGGTCTAGCAGGTGGGGTGACTTGAATTCTAGTACGTTTGACTTCAAGAAACTTCGCTTTGTACCTAAGTTAAACTTTGGTTTCCTCGGAACTGAACTTTGGAAAGAACCTGAAGGCTCTGTCGCTGATTGTCTGTTTGACCTGCTCGGGAATCTTAAGTTTGCAACTAGCGCTTGGCTATTGCAAACCCATGCGGTCCAGAAGGTGTTCAGTAGAGTACCGCCCGCGATCGGATCTATACCACCCCGTTGGTGGAATCTTCTAAAAAAGAGAGGATGGTTTCGTAGGTGTTTACGCTTACCTGAAAGGGAACCTACGATTACCGGATCTGAAAGGAAGCTTCCCCTTGTCCTGGGACCACCTTTACTCACATCGATGCCGCATTTGGAGCGAGCTATCGCCAGGTGTGAGCGTGAGGTGACCCGTCTGTACGTAAAGCGTTGGACAGGGAGACTCTGCGTTCCAGTCTCTAAGGTGCAAAAAGAGCGTGCGATTCCACCCAGGAAATCGTTTCGTAACTTTCATCTTACTCGAGGCGAACGAATATGGCGTCGGTTGTGGTTTAAGCCAGTCTTAGAAAAGCTTGAAGATATGTTTCCTAATATCTTCAGCGATGGTCAAGAAGACTGGATAGCGGAACAACCGGGTCTTAGCACAGAGACCCCCCTTGTCTGGCGGCCTATGCGTCCGTTGGACTTCTCAACCCCGTCCTCTCTCTTAGAGGGCTTCATACCGTTCGTTGAGGATGGTATGACCGTGTTGAGGCAGTGGGATTAGTTCGTGAGTGTGACACGGCTACGATGATGAGAATTGCGAGGTAATGACTGTGTAGTGATAACTCACCGTACCAGAGGTGTGGGGCTGGTGGCCCAAGAGTACTCTCGAGAGTGCTCCGCACCGAGTACACATAGATGATGGTAATCGGTACAGCCGTAGAGGGAGGGTAAAGGGGAAGGTCTTGGTATGCGTAGTGGAGTAGCGTCGGAAGTTTCTACTGACAGCCTGTAATGGGCCGTCTATAGTGTAAATCTTGAGCAGCCTCCAAGTCTACGTCTCTGCCTTACATATCGACCCTCAGTTCCCGATCATGAAAAACCTCATTATTAGGCTGATCCCTTTGGGGTAAACCCGGCCGGGCGGATATGTGTGCGAGAAAGGGGAAAATGAGCGACAACTACTAGG